ACAATAAATAATACGCCGATTATTACCCAAATAACAAATGCTATTAATCTTCCTTCCATAATATGTATCCTTTCTTTGTAGTTCTGTAAATTCCGATTTTCCAGTTTCAAAAACTTGAATTTTCACTTCTTTACTCTTAGTAATAAGAAATCTGGCTTATGAAACAAATCCTTGTAATCTGGATATTGTTCAAGTATTTCATCTGTTGGTAATGGTTCAATCATTCTTTCTATCGAAAATCCTGCATTAATTAATGTGTTTATGATTGTTGAGAAAGTTCTATGGTATTTTTTTACATTATCAACAAACCATACTGACTCTCTTTCTCCCTCGATACCATAATTCGCAAGATTAAGATGTATCTTATTACCTTGTTCGTCTCTTGTCCATCTGTTACCTCCAGAATGGCAAGTGCATAATGGATTCTCTTGTGAATAAAGAAATATTCCTTCTGTATCAAGCATATTGTAAATGTCGCTAACTACTCCCTCAAAATCTTCAACATAATGGAACGCTAACGAACTAACTACTATATCAAATTGTTCATTTAATTCTGCAATCTTTTCCATAGGCATATTGATGTAAATTATATTTTGGTCACTATTTTCATTTCTGGCAACCTCTAACATCTTTTCGGATATATCAATCCCAACTACCTTTTTTGCTCCACACTCAATAAATCGTTTGCAATGTTCTCCAAATCCACATCCCAAATCTAATACTCTTTTATTTTTTAAATCTGGCAACATAGAAAACAATGCAGGTATTTCAAATAAGTTATTGGCATTTATTTTGTTATCTCTAATCTTTTTATATCCCTCAAAGAATATTTCATTATCATATATATTCTGTTGTGCCATATTCTCCTCCACAATCATGAAAATTCCGATTTTTCAGTTAGACCTTATCCATTGATTTTTACTCTTGTTTTAGCTGTATAATCAGAAATCTCAACTTTAATAACTGCTACTGTACCAACCATTTGATTACTAAAATCAAAAGTTCTACCTGTCTGATTTTTCATAAGAAGATTTAGACCATATTTCTTTTCCTCTATATCTTCAACTATGGTTGCTTTTCCTTGTCCTATCACAGATGAATAAAAAGAACTATACTGACACGGAATATCTTCTGCGGCATCAAGCTCGATATCAGTTTCCAATTCTATACAGGCGTTACCATTTTCTTTTATTAATTCAATCTTATGTCCCACCTTTGCGCTATGCATATAAAATACAAAAATGTCCTTTGTAGCGTCATATTCATATCCATAATGTAGTGGCACAATATGAGGAAACCCTTTATCTATTAGTCCAAGATGCAAAATCTTAGCCTCATCTATAATTTTTGTTATCTTGTTTATATCTGTTACTGCTCTATCTTTTCTTCTGATTTCTTTATCCAATGTTTTCCTCCAAAATCCCGAGCTATATATTTGATTATAAAATAGATGTCTGCTGTTTGCAATGTACATTTATAAACTCATTTCCCATGGGTACACAATACCTAAAAGGGAAAAAATAATTTAATAAAAGGCTTTGCACAATGAAGTGTAAAGCCTTTATTTATTCGTTTATGCTTGATTCTCTTTTCATAAAAAAGAATAATGTTGAGTACCTTTTTGAGTACCTTTGAAAAAATCAAGTGGCTCAAACCCAGTGTTTAAGCCACTTTGAGAGTGGACTAGACGGGAGTCGAACCTATTATTTTTCTCCCAAATTATCAGTATTCATGCATGGTGTAATGATTTTGGGGAAATTTTGGGGAAATTTCTAATTATATTTTATTCTTTATATATAGGAAGGTTCATCCAAAGTTTCCCGTTTTAAGACTCTGAATCTTCGATTATTGTATACTCCACCTCCATTCCGTCAGCTTTGTGCTCAAGAAATTCATTTAAATCGAATAGATCTTCTATCTCTTCCCACTCTTTGTGTAAATCCTCGAACTCTTCGTTAGGCTCAAAGAAATCCTTCAACTCTTCAAAGCTGTATGATTTTAACTCTTCTCTTGCGTTTCTGTTGTGCTTTTCTATTATATGGTACTTCGCTCCGTTGACCTCCTTAGCAAAGCTCTTCATCATTGTTGTAAGCTGTCCTGCGGCGCTTACTCCTGCTCTCTTGCAGGCCTGTGTATATTCGTCAACTACATCTTTTTTGAGTTTGTAGCTTTTGGATATCCAGCCTGCCTTTTTTGCATATTTCTCTGTTGCTATTGTCTGTGGTTTTGGGTTTCCTGTTGGCATGTTAATTGTCACCTCTTTTCAGATATATAATGTCTAATATTCCGCTTAGCGCGCTTGTCAGTATGGCAACTCCTATGAATATGTCTAATCCATTTTTAATTGCCAGGTAACATAAGCATATGAATGTCACCCATGTTGAAATTGTTATTGTTTTAATCATAGACATTTTTAAACAGATGCTGTAAAATAGACGGTGAGCAGTGGGATTTACCCACCGCCTTAGTGCTTACTTAAAGAATGTTTCGTATATCATGCATATCGTTGCCGCCAAGCTTTGAATTATGCTGAATACTAAGACCACATCTTTGAGTTTGCACTTTTTCTTTTTTCTTTTCTTACTCATCCGTCTTTACCTCCTTACAAGTATATAATATCATATGGTGCACCATATGTCAAGTATTGTTTAAAATTTCTTTTAATTTTTCATAAAAATAAAGGTATCCGCCATTCTGACAGATACCTTTATTTTTGTGTTGTAATTATTTAATTTGCCGAATCCATTGGAAGCTCATTGGTATACTTTGATAGCGCCTTTTTGACCGTGCGCCATACCTTTTTGACCGGTAATCCGCATAATGACATATTCTTTAATATACTGACTATCTCGTATGCAATATATAACAGTGCGAAAAACTCCATTGTTCCGACTGTCTGTCCCGGAAGATATGTTCTTGCACCGGCCGGGATGAATCCGATGAGGTTCAATCTTATAATTGAGTCGACCAGAGCCAGGAGCACAAGAGAAATCAACATACCGACCTTTCTGATTGCTCCATTGATTCCAAAGTTTGAATTGAACTTTTTCTCCTTGATTGCTCGTAATACTCCGAAGATAGTGTCCATCACTATACAAATAACTACTATCTCCATAATTTTGTTGCTTGCTGTTGTTGCAAAAAATCTTGTAATATCATTCATCATTTTTTTCTTATCCTTTCAAGAGTCTGTATGTTGTGAGTAATCCGACATATGCATCCTGTGTCAGTCCTCTGTTCTTTTGGAATACCTTCACGCATTTAGAGAGATAGCTCGTTCACTTGCCGTAATCCGTGTCTAACTTTGTGAAGCTGTATACATCGTGCAGCGTTCTTCTTAACCACTTGATTGCAGTCGGGCAATGGTGTTTCTGTCCACTCCACAGATTGTGGTTTTTTGCGAATGCCTGTGAGTCAGCTCCGAATTTGCCGTCCTCTTTCAGTGCATCATCTCCTTTAAGGTCAAAGCCTACGTTCATGGCGTGCTGCCATTTTCTGACTTCTTCACTTTCCAAGTAATAGTCAACATTACCCTTCCAGCTCTCATCGCTCGGCTTGGCCGGTGCGGGTGCAGGCTGGCTTGTTGCTGTTGTATCTTTTGCTCCAAGCTCCACATATAAGAGGTTGGCATCTGTGCTGTTATTGAGTCCGGAGCAAGTGAATGCACTGGTGTACTGCCATCCATACAGGCTGTGTACAATGGCAGGCTTCTTGGCATCGTTCGGATCATCCCCGATTGTCATTCCTTTAGTGGATGGGTAGCGGGCTATCCAGAATGGACAGTTAATCTGATTGGCATATGGCAGGATATAGGTGTTGTAGAAACTAAGCCCGGTGTATACTCCAAAATCAAGCCCTGCCGCCTTGATTTCTGACTGATATGTGTTGATGATGTCGATTAAGGTCTGTCCAAGTCCCTGCTGGCATCTGTCCTCTACATCAAGCCATACGAATGTCTTTCTTCCGGCAAGTACCTCAATCACTCTCTGTGCATCCGTCTTTGCCTTTCCTAATGTAGTTGCGTACGAATAATTATATACACCCTGAATCGGCATTCCGGCTTCTGTGCAGCCCTTCCAGTTCTGCTCGAAGGTCTTGTCTGGGTTTAGATCCTTTCTGATGATTTTTATAATGGCATACTGTACACCAGCCCATTTTACTTTGTTCCAGTCTATTGTTCCCTGGTATGATGATACGTCAATTCCTTTCATGATGTCTCTCCTTTCGTTCTGTGCATTTGTATTAATGTTGTTCATAAGCTTGCGCCCCTTTCTTTATATTATAAGAGCCGGCACCTCATTTGGTGTCGGCTCCTAGGCTCTATTTGTTAGTTACATATTAAATTTTATATTTTCTATCTCGCTCCCTAACCAGAGTTTAGATAGCTTAACAAATGGCAAAATAACTATTAAAAATGATATTATGGGAACAATGATTGGTAAGATATGTTTTATATATTACAAACATGTTATCAGTGGTGTTGTAAAAAATAAGGAATATTTCCTAGAAAATGTAACTAATCTCGGATTACCATTGCCATTAATGAAGCCTGATTTCCCGACTTTAACATCTCCAATGTTTATGGTGGCTGGTGATTGGAGTACCCCTACTGCCGCAATAGCCGCATTACAATTAAAAGCTGATGGTACATTATCATGGGTATCATCACATGGACATACAGAACCTCTTACTTATATGGGATTCATTGCATATATTGCAAAATAATTATTAGTCATGATAAAATAGTATATAATTTACTCTAATATTACAACTAGCGGTTACTTTATTTTCCCATACGACATAGATACCAGTTGGTGTGATCGTTGGCGATTCAAGATGTCCTGTAAATGCTGCACCATCACCGTTTGTAATTGATACACAAAGATTATCGAAATTGAATGTTGATGAAGATAATCCTAGTGCAGAAATAACATCATTTTTTGACAATAGTAAACATGAGTTATTTCCCGGTAAAATTTCGAGTATTTTGGTACCCATTTTCATGATGGAAATATTCCCTAAACTATTTAATTTATTAAGATCTGTTTTTAGATTACCTAAACTCTGGTTTAATGCACTTATAGCTCCAGTACACGTTCCATCCCCTATCTTGGATATGTCCGTTTTTCCTATCCGCTTTGTGATAAAATACTTTAATCCTGTAAGATCCAAATATTTTGCCATTTTTTCTCCTTCTTTCTATGCAAATGCCGCATCTATTTCACTATTGGTTATTGCAACCATATCCGACTGCTTTATATAGCTGCTTAGGTCAATTTCTCTTGTACCTAATTTTTCATACTTATTGTTAATCCATAAATATTCATCATACACATTCTGTCCTCTTCCAGAATTGGCAATTAAATAAAACGTTCCCTTAACGCCTGTTGATGGCAATGTCTGCACTACTTGAAAATCCAATTTAGTAATACCGGCCATCGCTGTTGAAATGGCCGATGTTACAAATGCTGTTGATGCGGCCTGAGTATTATTTGTACCAGCTGATGCTGTTGGCACTTTAGGTGTACCAGTAAAAGACGGACTCGCTATAGGTGCTTTCTTAGTTAGCTCAGCCTGTACTGCCTTGTTTTGTACCGGGTTTGTTGAAGTGCTACTCAGTTCACTATCTACTGTTGTCTTATTTGCACCTTCCGCTATTCCATCAAGCTTTTTCTTATCACTTACTGACATAAGACCATGTGCAGTCTGTGTTGCATCAGAATAAGTTGTATTTGTCGGTGCTCCATATGTACCATCCCCTCGTAAATACTTTCCATAATCGCCAGCTGCCGGTGCAGGTACCAATCCTGACGTTCCAGCTGCTGAAGCTGTTGCACCTTTCATAACAGCATACGTTGTATTTTCTTTCGGTGGTGTATATCCAAGTGCTTTTATTACATTATCACTTGTAAGCTCTCCTCTGATAGTTTGTGATGATTTGTTTTCAACATTGCCTAATCCGATTTCTTCCTTTGAATGTGTGTGTCCTTTATCACTTTTATCTTCCAATAGAGTTTTAATTTTACTAATGATGTATACCGCACCTGTAAGATTTAAATATTTATTTTCCATAGTTCTCCTTTCTGTTATCTAAAGTCCATTAAATATAGCCTCTATTTCTTCAATGGTAATAGCATTATCATTATTAACTGCATTCACCTCCTCCGGGGTGTATGATGGTTTGTTTTGTGCTTTAGCCCATTCTGGTATGGTTGGATCTGTCTCATACATATCTCCTGATATTTCTTTTCCATTCAAGCGGGGTTTGTTTTTTAGCTGTTCATAATCATCCATTATGTATATTTGCTCACATTCAATTCTTAATTCAGTATCATTTTCCATTTCAAGTTCAATTTCTGTCATATCATCCCCTCTTTCAATATATCTTCAACTGGTACTGACTTGATATTGCTTGCAATTACATTTTCATCTTTTGTCTTTGCCCTGACCTGTATCAATACATTCTTCATAGCATCAAGCTGCAGTGTTTCATCTTGAGATAATTTAATAAATAATGTTTCATCCGAAGTATTCAATTGATCCATGGACTTCTCAAACTCATATTTTCCCTGTTTAAAGGTTACATATATTTTTTCCAAATTATTTATATCACAACCTTTTAATTTTATTTTGATTGTTGGAGTTGTTCCTCTTCTCATACTTCACCTCTTGTCTCAAAACTTATATTGCATCAATTTCCTTGGTACTTATAGTTTCTATTTTATCTACTTTTTGATTGACACTTTCAATTTGTTTTCTAACAGCCTCCCCCGCTGTATCGTATGACTCTCCTGCAAATCCTTTTCTCACATCCTTAAGCTCTGCTTCGTAGTTGCCAAATCTTTTTAACAATTGTTCCACAAGTGTAGTCTGCTTTTCCTCTTCCTCATCACCAAATCTCATTTTTCCAGTACATTTAACAATTATGTTGAACGATATCAGCTTACTGTCACCATCTATCACTCTGATCTGCATAACATTCTGCCCTGCATGAAAAAATGACTCAGAAGGAATAATCGTAATCGTATTTCCATCCACTTCTGCCAAGGCTTTATTAGGCTCAGCCATAGTTCTTGTACACATACTGTACACAACTGCTGCCGCTGTACCCGGAATAGTGTAATCCTTTATATCAAACTCTAATGCGATTGAATTTGTGCCCTCAGTTACCTCTATTGGAGCCTGAAGCACATTCTTTGTAACATATATGTCTCTTTTGATAGTCTGCATTCAAATATCTCCTTTCCTATGCAGGAATAAATCTAACTATATATCTTCCAGCCGGTTCTACACCTGACTCAAGGAAATCATACCAGGATCTCGCATATTGTCTTCGTGCTTCTTCCTCTTCCACACCGGCTCTCTCAAAGTTCTTGAGGTAAGCTGAAGCAAGATACTCCGGTGTCTCTGTACTTGTTTTAAATTGAGACCATGTCAGATTATACGCAGATGTTTTAATCCATTCACCTGTAGATTCTGATAACTGATCAATCCAATATAACTGTCCAATTCCATCGCCAATCTCGTATCCATTAGCTGTTGCCCAGTTAGTATACTTTGACGCCGGAGTCCACTGCACCAGTCCATAGCCACCGGAATAGTTGCCCTCTTTAAGGCTTTGCCACAATCCAGGATTAATGGTTGATTCTCTCTGCATATTTCCAAGCAGGCCTGAGATTGCATTGATTGTCCAGCCTTTATCACTTAGATATGTATAAATTTCTTTGGCATTGCTCTCCATCTCTCCATGCGTCAAATATTTATTATTACTAATCATGGATAAGCACCCTCTTTCGATTTTCCTCCTATAAGCAGGCCTCCAACATAATTCTCATAAGTTCCATCCGAATACTCTACTGTTCCGGTAAATCCGTTATATCCGTTTACACCGAATGACTGGCAATCAACATATACCTCGCCAGTCTTAAACATTCTAAATAATGCATTTTCAGTACCGATTTTAAAAATTTCATTACTTACTGCAAAAATTCTCCCGACAGTATTACCACTTTTGTCCATGATCTTCATCTCCCCCTCTGAGATCTCTACTCTTCGGCCAAATTCATCACTTCCACAAGTGTATTTACCATTTGTCAGTATTCCATCTTTATCCATGATAGTTAGGATAGCTCCATTACCATCTAATACTTTTATAATGCCTGCTATGTTGTCTATTCCGCCAATGGTCAATGTTCCTCCATATATCCTGTCTGCCAGCATGGTTCCGGCTATAATATAGTCGGCAAAAAAGCCTTTCCCGGTTCCGAATGTACTCCATATCCAGTCTTTTCCATCAGCGGTCCTTTTGGATGCAATCTCAAATCCCATTGATCCAAGGCACATAGCTCCGAACGTAGGTGAATCAGGGTTTAAATCCTCAAAAAGCATGGCTCGTACATCCTGCTTTTGAGCTACATCACGTAGTGCATGAAACTGTGTTTTCACTGCATCCAGTATTCCCTGCACCTGAGAGCCGATCACAGATCCATCTTCTCTGATTGCGCTCTCAATTCGGTTATTAATACTGACCTGATTTGATATGTAATCATATTGATAATCGCCCAGCGATACAGATAATATGCGGTCATTCACACAATCCCACTCTAATTCCGTAACTCTTGCATCTGTAACTATATCAAGATTATTGTTTCTACAATGTACGGTATCACCAAGAGACACTTCTACAAGCCCCTTGACATCGGCATACAGCTCTGTATCCTCAATCATTACCATATCCACAGATATAGTTACTTGAGGCTTGTCTGCCCCCGCTTCCCACTGTTCCTGACAGCGTTTTCTAAGTGCAGCCTCCAGTTGTGCCGGTGTATCGCATATGATCACACCTTTCGATTCATCATCTTCCTGTGCATCAGCTCTCATTTTTACATCTTCAAATTTCATTGTTGAATATTTGACTGTTGGATATTTGTCTATAAGAGGGGAATCAACCCAAGGAGCATCCCCATCTATCTGATATCCGTTATATGCCTGTGGAATGATCCGGGTAACCACATTTCTTAGGTCAACCTCCTCTTTCATTCCGTTCTCAGCAATGTTTTTTCCGTAAAGGATCTCAACACCTCTGTCGCTGCCAGCATGACGATTTATTATCGCTTTGTAATTATCATATACGATTTCACCGCCCCATCTCTTAACAAAAGAATTCTCATCATCACCATTGATTGCTTCGATGAGATTTTTATTTTGGTAATATGCAGTTCCAGTCGATGTAATATCTGTTTTGGCTGTATACTTTTTATTCGGTGCAGTCATGATATCAAGAGCCTGCTGCCCTGTTTTGTCAGTTGGACGGACATCCAAAAGGAAACAATCATCTGCCGCATCCATAAATATAGGCTGCAGATCAGCAGATATTCCTGAATCACTTTTTTCCTTATGAGTTATTCTGAAAAGCTGCTCTCCATTAAAGGAAGGCATCTTAACAACTGCTCCCTCTTTAATATACTTCCAGCGGTCTTCTGAATCCTTTGGATGTTCAAGCGTTACCTCCCATATTCCATTCAATACGGCATGAACGGATGCACTTGAAGGAAATAATGACATATCTCCGTTCTGATCAAAGTTTGTATTTTCAATGTTATATATCTGGATCATAAGCACCTCCAATTAGGTATCACTTTCAGATTTCCTCCGTAAAATTCAATCTTGTTGTTTCCCGGCTGTAGATACATATCTTCATAATTTCCTGACACTTTGGTATTATTCAAAATACCATCCTCGCGATACGCGATCATCCGATCTGTATCTATGGTCAGATTTTGACCAACATTAGCAGTCATCGTTTTTCCATTGATCTTAAGCGTACACATACCTTCTGCTGCGATCTTATATGTCGGATGACACTCTATATAAGGATTCCAGCAAACATCTTCTATGTCATATTCCATTGCACCATCTACGGAATATTGAAGCCCATCCAGTGTGTGAAATATCGCTGTAAAATTGCCTATCCGCTCAGATGTCCTCTCATTATCATCTAATTCAACATAGGTTATTTTATAAAAAAAGCCTGCATCATCAGATATAATAAGTTTTGCATTTCTTTCTGACAGCCACTGTTTTGCCATTCTCCAGCGATCATTCCACCTGTCTACTGCTCCGATATAATTAAATGGTATCTTTATTGGTGTTGCTGCATATGTGCCATTAAACTTATATATGGTTCCATCCCGCCCTGATAGTTTTACCTCTTCCATATTCGGCTGAGCGGCAGGAATAGATATCAACTCCCGGGCAAATATCTGAAGCGAAGAGCCTCTTATGTCATTGTATTGTATGTCCTGCATTATTTTCCTTTCGCCCCCTGTGTTGCTAATGTCTTATTTGCCAGCTGCTTAAGAACGAGATTTGTAAGTAATGTGATCGACTTCTTATCTCCAATATAAATGTTATTCTCCGCAGTCATTGATATTGATTTGAATGCTTCAACGATCATTGCGGCCAATGTTGCATTATTTGCATCATTTTCTTCTCTGATGTAGTCCTTTAACAGTTTAATTGGAAGTACCGCCTCTTTTCCAGCCTCTCCCCCTCCCATCAGGGAATCTCCATTTGCACCAAATATGGTCGGACTGTTCAGGATTCCTCCGTTCGCATACCAATCTACAGAAATTTTAGGTACCTTAAGTGGGGAAAGTGACCACTCTCCACTAGCTTTGAAATGAGGCAACTTTATTTTTGGTAATTTCCAATCGAAATCGAAGAATCCTTTAATCTTATCAATCGCTCCCTTGATAAAATCGGCTACAGCTCCGAATATGGCATTTACACCATCTCTGAACCATTCGCACTTATTATAAAGTGTTACAAAAATGGCTATAAGTGCCGCAACTGCCGCAATAATTATAAGTATTGGATTAGCGGCCATGACTGCATTTACTGCTGCAAAACCAGTTTTAATAGGCCCCAATACAGGTGCAATTTTAGATATAATGCCAATTAGTGACGAAACCCCTCCTGATACCTTGCTTATGATAGAAATCACAGGGCCAACTGCTGCTGCAAGAAGAGCACATTTGATGATCATATTCTGTGTTTCCGGTGACAATGAATTCCATGAATTGATAATGTCCTTAAGAATCGGTGTTACTGTCTGAAGACATTGTGCTAGTATTGGTCCTAATGCATTGCCAAGTTCAAACCCTTCATCCTTTAACTGATTTAATGTGAGTTTGAACTGATCTGCCGGGTCCAACGTTGCATTAAATGTATCACTGACACTTCCAACATTGTCATTCAATGATTTGCCTAGCTCTTCAAAATTCAGTTTTCCTTCCTGGCAGAATTGCGCCAGTGCCGGTCCTGCTTTTGAACCAAACAAATCAATAGCAGCATTGTATGCTTCTGTTGAATTATTTGCGCCTGACATTGTGCTTTGCAAATCTGACAAAGCCTGTTTCATAGATTTGCCTTCTCCGGATGCATTAACAAGAGCTTTTTTTAGGCCAGCCATCACCGTACTTGTATCAACACCTGACGTCTCACACTGTCCCAGGAAGGTTGCGGCATCTGCAGCTGACATACCAAGTTCCTTTAGTGATGCTGCATTAGATACCATTGAGGATGCAAGTGTGTCCATTGATATACCTGTATCCTGTCCCACTTTATTCATGGTATCAAGAAGTTCCCCTGCATCCTTGGATTTGAGGTTGAATGCCTCCATAACCTTCTGGGTGTTATCAATCGAAGATGATACGTCAGTATCATTAAGCGAAGCGAACTCAACAAACTGTTGTGATAAATCTTCCAGTTCCTGTCCTGTCATATGAAACCTTGTATTGACTTCTCCAACCGCACTTCCTGCCGTTGCAAAATCTGTCGGAATACTCTTTGCTATGTTTCTTGCAGAAGTCTGCATTTCCTCAAGAGCATCTCCTGACGCACCGGTTTTTTCGACAATAATATCCATGCCTTCATCAACCTGTTCCCAGGCTGCCATTATTCCGGCACCTGCCGCTGCAATCGGTGCAGTAACATTTTTGTTTAATGAACTGCCGACGTTTCCGGTCGCATCACTAAAATTTTGTACCTTTTGGGAGTAATCCTCTAATGTTGCAGCACCACTTTCAAGCTTTTTGTTTACATCCTCTAGACCACTTTTGTAGTGATTTAGGGCAGCCTGTGCATTATCCAACTGCTGCCTTGTCTCTGATATTGCCTCTTCGTCTCTCTTTTCAGCATTCTCCTGTGCTTTAAGTATTTCGTTGAGCCTGTCAACCTTAGCTGTATAGGCTTCTGTCTGATTTTGTAAATACTCCTGAGTTGCCCTGAGTTTCTCCGCTGATGACGTGCTCTTGTCCCATTCCGACTTGGCAAGCTTGAAGGCAGATCTGTTTTCATTTACAGCATTATTTACTTCTGTCAGTGATTTCTTAAAGTCTACGGTACCGTCTACCTTTAATTTAAGCCCTACAGCTTTCATTTCACTGTCTGCCATATATCACACCCACTTTCTTTTTCTCGACCTCCTGCCACACTTCAAGGCACTCATTAAAAAAAATGGGATCCGAGTTAAAAAATTCATTTTCGCTCATACCCATCATTCTTGCAGCTACCATGTATTCAGCCCAGTTTATTTCGATTTCTTCTTTTTCTTCTTTTTCCTCTTCCTGGTCTGTGGCTGATTCTTTTTTGTGGCTTCTTTTTTTTTATATTTATCAACCTTTTTGCCGAATTCGTCAAACAGCTCTCTTATGGCCTCTGGATCCATCGGTGTCAAAATGAGTGCTTCGTCTTCATCTACCTTTAGACCGTTAGACCGAAGAATAATATAAATCAGCTTTGCGGCCGCTTCCATGTTCTCATCTTCTGATAGTGCCTCTTTATTGATTACTTTGTCTAATCCATGTTTCTGGATTAGATATAATGTCATAAAATTAACCTTAACCTCCAGCTTTGTGCCATCGGTTAAGGTTATGATTTTCTCGTCCATAGGTTAATTTTCCTTTGCTGTTGCTGTCAATACTGCTGCAAGATCTGCTTTGGTCAGGATAGGCTTGCTGAAGAATTTATCCTCTGTAAGTCCTTCCGGTGCAGATGCATTCTCTACCCTTGCAACAATGTCTCCATCCTCATTGAATGGATATGCTTTGATTTTGATTGTATCTGTCTGCTCTTTTGCCTTCTCCTCAGCTGTTGATATATCATCAGAGTTTTCACTTAGCTTGCACTTTGGATACCAGTCGTATCTATATCCGCCTTTTCTTAATTTGACCACCTTACCATAAGCAAAATATGGTCGTGGTCTGTTTCCACCTGAAAGAATAAGACCATCAGTATCAACATTGTCACCACGTAATTTTGCAAGTGTATCAGCCGGAAATGCAACAATTTCCACCTCGATATCTGTTGAAGTTGTTGTAATATCACTGTCATACACTGCTCCTGACGCGTATGTATCAGTTGGTTCTCCATTTTCCGTGACTTTTACGCTTTTAACTACTTCTGTCTTCTCCACCTCTTCCGCAAATGTGGATGTCCACCTGCCATCTGTATCCATTGTATTGAAGCACAGATACTGAGCTCCTACAGTCTCCTTCATTGGTGGTCTTTTAGTTTTAATTGCCATAATTGCCTCCTGTTCTATAAATCCAATGCTGCTATCATCTTTTTATAGTATCTTTCTTTGTTCTGTTCAAATAATGGTTTCAAGTGAGCTTTTGCGCTCATTTTTTTCGTGCCGTGCTCAAGCATCGGTCCGTAATACTTGCCCCATCCCACATCTATTCCTGTCTTATCACGCTTATAGCTAAATGAGTCAACCAGATGTGTATATCCCGGAGCTGTGACCTTTCTTCTTGGCTTCGGCAAGCGCAGCAGGTCGTTAACAAACTCCTTTGCTCCCTCCTCTATTGCATCCAGAGCGCTTTTTTCGTCCACTTTTGAAAGATAGCTTCCAAGCATATCCTGAAATTCTTCCATTCCGGAATCTTCAAATGTAATATCATTCATTCATTGTCTCCAGCGAGAAATACGAATGCCAAATTTTATCGTCTGTAATAAATTCATGCAGGATAGTTGGGTGTAGTCCCTTTTTGCGCATCATATCTCTCAGCATTATCAGCTTTTCATTTCTTGGTGTGCGAGAATAAAAGCTCACCTGCCATGTGATTTTATCTTCATAGTTGTCACCTGATGCCATCACATCATCCCATGCTATTTCCCAATAATCAATTCTCGGAAACTTCTTTCCATTATCAAGATCAGATATTCCTTCATTGACCGGACAGCCAGTGGCATGTAACATCTCACTGAGTTCCTGTTTCGTCATCATATACCTCCCTGTCATATGCCGGAGTCTTAAGTGTCAGTTCTGTTTCTTTGAAACCGTCTTTAGTGGTCACGTGAGCCACATTGTATATCTCATGCTGTGCGTCATCTATTACACAGATACACTTGCTGTTGACCTGCTTATACTGTGGAATACTGATTTTCATTGTAACCTCTATTCCATCTGCCGACAGCTTAGCTCGTGTTGTATCAAATACAGAAAGCTCCCTGTACCAGATATGCATCCCGGTAGATCTTACTTTTTCCACCGGAAAGTCTTGTGAACAATCCTCCTCTATCCTAAGAAGTTCAAGCACACCATCTGTATATTCAGGCATTGCCATCCGCTTCCACCTCCGTCTCCATCTGCCATGTTAAAATCACGCTTGAATAATTATCCATAAACTCACTGACTCTATGGTGATATGCATAATACATGTAATTTTTAAGCAGCATCCTGTATGTCAGATCTGTTGTGATATTGCAGCCGGGATTTAAGCTCCCGACTGTACATTCACCCTCTCTTGCAAGATTTGCAAGCTGACTGTCTTCGTAATATGGCGGAATCTGGAATTCTGCCCTCATCTCTGATACCAGTGCTGTCAGTTCTGTGTTCTCCATATTACTGCCTCTCTTTTATTATTCCTGTCCAGCCTGAACGATTGTAGCCTGTGTTACAGGGAGCACATACTCCTCCAGCTTAGTTACATCAAAGATAACTGCAACATTGTCATCAACAGCACGGCCGTTTGCATAACATGATGCGATAATGAGATCTGCGTTCTCCATAGCCTTTGTCTGATCATACTCATTCACTCTTACACCGGTTGTTCCCATAGTGTAGTATCCTGCAATTGTAAATGCAGCCTTCCCCTTCGGACAATTTGCATCTACGATTTTCTCGATGTCAATGAATGACTTGTTGACATATCCACCTGTGAGCGCTTCTCCATACATGCATGGATCAACATATTCTGCCTCGTCTGACGGATTACAGATAAGATACAGCTTGTCTACAACACGCTTTCCATTATTGGTAAGAGTCTTTCGCACATCTGAGAGTCCTTTAGGGCTGAATTTTGTGATGTTTGTCACAACCGTCTTAGCCTTGTTGGTACCATCGCTGTTGGATGTTCCAATCTGGCGGAAAATACCAATCGGTCCTGTCTTTCCATCTCCATCAAGATATCCCTTTACAAGACCATCCTGCATAGCTTCAGACAGAATTGCCATAAAATAACGGTCAACAAACTCAAGCGAAAGCTCTCTGATTGCCTTTGGAATAACTAAGTAAGCGGTGAGCATGTGAAGGTCAATGTTAAGTGCTGAAATCTCTGTGCTCAGCTCACCCTTAACTGAGTCTGTTAGAGCTCCCCATACTGCTGCACCTGTATGTGATGCAACGATCCACTTCTTGACATTGGCAGGTGCCATGTTGACAAGATTAAGGATTGGTGATGCTTTCTTGACATCATCAAGTGTTCTGTCAATGATTTCAGTCGGAATGATATCAATCTGATTGGCCGTGATTGACTGCTTGATATCCTTGAAGCCTTCATAGAATTTCTTTTCTTCCTGTGAAAGATTCCTGAGTCCAAGCTGCTTCTTGAAGTCGGCATCATGGCTGGCTCTTTCTGCCTCAGCAACAACCTGATTTACTAAGTCCTCATGCGCTGCCTCCTGGATCATCTCAATAGACTGCATGATAGCTTCAGCTTTCTTCTCTGCCGGAGCATCATTGAGTAACTGCATTACTTTTTCCTGAACTTCTTTGTTGATAGATTCAATCTTCATTGTTTTCCTCCTTAATTGAAAAATGAGCCCCAATCGTTGCTCTTAGGTTTATCTGCTTCTTTGTGTGTCAACTGATAAAATTCAGCTAACTGCCTCTCATGTTCGCTCTTGTTACAGAGCTGTTTCTTCAGCGCCTCATTCTCTTTAAGCACCTGCTGCAAAGTGGAATTATCCGGATTTTCCGGTTTATCAAGATTTTCCAGTCCAATTTCGTCGATGAAACCATACTCTAATGCCTTCTGTGGTGACAATGTGGTCTCCTTGTGCATCATTTCACGGACTTCATCCTCTGAAATCTTTGCACGCTGCATAAATAAAGCTATGCAGCTCTCCATTGCAACATCCAGATTATCTGCCTCTGCCCTTAAATCTGCTGCATTTCCTGTTACTGTTTCCCACATATCATGAATAATGGCCGTGGTGCCCTGTCCCATTATTCGTTTGTCACACGCCTGTAAAATTGTGAATGCAATAGAATGACACACTCCCATTACTATTCCGGTCTTGTATGAGCCATGCTGCTTGAGCATATTATAAATCGCAGTGCCCTGATCAACGCTTCCGCCATTCGAATTAAAGTAAATCTTAATCTCATCTGTCTCCGGAATGGCGTCCAAAAGTTCTTTGAAATGCTTTGCAGATGTTTCAGAATCTTCATACTGCCATGTTTCCCAGTTAAAAGGACCTGTCTTTTTGATTTCGTCATATATGTAAATTTCATGAACATTGTCCGTCTGCTGGAATCTGTAGATTACATTTTTGTTCTTCATAATTCTGTTCCTTTCTCTTGATTACTGTTTAACGGACAGCTCCGAGATATCCGGATCACCTCCATCTAATCACTTTTAATTGATGTGCCATTGTTACCCTCCTCTCCATAATTTTTAGTCAACGCTCTCGCTTTAGAGAACTCAGTGTTAAGCAAAGGATATCCCACCATTGCTCTGATTTCGTCATACGAGAAGCCAATTCCACGAAGCTTATCAAGATTAACTGCACTATCCACCACATCAACATGTTTAAAGCGTGCCAGCCATACCATTACCTTTTCATTTTTCCTGCTGTAATCATCTTCACCGACTATGTAGGCAGTCAGCGTATCGTTTATAACTTCCGCAACCGGGCCGACAGCATAGGTGATAAATTCATTGGTGGCATCTGACTGCTCTGTGATATTGCCATTAAATACTGCTTCCGGAATGTCAAAGGCATTGGCTGCTTCGTTGTTTATGGCCAAGGCAACCTTGGCAAGCTCCTCCGCTTTTGCGCTCGCATTTATCTGTATATTTTCAAGTGAGACACCTTCCGACTCTGTCATTACCGTCAGATCTTCGCTCTCAAGCAGTCTCTTGATTTTCTCTGCATACATGTCCTTGGTGACTATCTTGTCAGTTCCATCAGCCTGCTTTTCCCTGAAGGACTGTGCTGCACCCAGCTTCAGTTTAAATTTTGGCTGATTTGATAGACGAATCATGTAATTAATTGCATTGAGCGTATTGTTATATTGATTCACAACGGACTCCAGATATACTCTTATCTTTGCATTGTCGTACCGTAAGTGGATCACCTCTGATGACATAAATTTTTTGTATAAACCATACTGTTCTCCTGCACATTCAATCGTTATGTTGCTGTATATGCGCTCTGACAGCACACTGTTTGACACCTGCCATGCAGACGCTTTGTAATATTTGCCATTCATCGGGATGATAAGCGCTTCCTGTGCCCATAGCAGTTCTCTTATAATCCTTGTCCAGAAATAAGTTCCACACTCATGGTCATTTGGCATTACATTGAGTCTGTACTCTATACTGCTTTTCTGTTTGCTGTCTGTCTGGACTATTATGTCAGACTTTGCAATTGCCCTTGCAATCATCATCACAGCTTTTTCAATTGCCAGCTTTGACAGATTAAGCTTTTCCAAGTCAAGCACAATAATCTCTGCCATAGACTGCATCTCTTTATTCTTTTTTTGAAACAGGAAATCAAACATTGCTGCCTCCTAAATGTATATTATTTGAGCCTCCAGCTCATCCTTGCAGAACATTGCTACATCGAAAGCCATGAACCCATCATTTTTTCTAAGCTTCGGTTCTACCTTTCCAAACATCTTATTGCCAAATTTATCTTCGGTAACACTTGTGTTGTTGGTGTACCAACGCATTATCGCTGATGCTCCAAAGTTAATCATGCCCTGACTGAACATAGACTGAATAAAAGGTGCAATTATTCCGGTTGCTGATGTAATCTTTCGTATCAGCCGAACTACACCGTTCGGATTCTTACGATCCTCAATCGTAAGGCCCCGTTCCTCGAATGCCATCTTAAACAGAGTGTAACGGTATGTATCCATTGCTATCTTCTTGACATCATATTCAGCACATCTTTCCATGCACCAATCAACTATGCTATTCACATCGATTACAGGTCCCGGCACCACCTCGAAATCATTAAATTCGGTCTGCCCTATGTTCTTAAGCGGGAACTTGATGGAGTCTAAAAAAGGCGATTCAGCGCAAATCCATGTGTGCTGTCGCCATATATATTCTCCTGATTCAGTTTTTGTCAAGACTCCCGCCGATGCAAAGTCCCTTATGTCAGCATAATCGATTCCAATTACAGCCGGCTGCCCTTTTGTATTGATTGTCATTCTTGGCTTTTTCAGTTCTAATTCCTCTGTCGTACTGCCCTCATAACATGCACGCAGTACATTCAGCCATGTTGTGACCGTTTCCTCTTCCTTTCGTGCCGATCTGTCCATTCGTTTTGTAATAAATTCCGGTCTCTTTGACGGTATCTTTTTCATTTCAAGATAATCGTGCATTATCTGATTGGCCAGAATCGGCATATATTCCATTGATGGGTTGGCTTTGTGCCATGCATCAGGAATATCAACTTCTTTCATGCTGTCAATTTCGCAAATGAATGGATAATATCCCAATGGATTTTCACCGGTCTCAAGGATTTCAGCGCACATTGATGAAATCTCATCCAACGGACCGTCTCTGACGTAGCCGTCTGTGGTGATAATAAACTCTCTGGAATGTTTGACTTTTCCGAATGAAGACTCAAACACATTTATCTGATCATAATTCTCGTAAGCATGAATCTCATTGAGCACCAGGCATCCGGTTTTCTTGCCGTCTTTGGTTTTGGCATTTGAAGTGTTATATTTCATTTCAGAGCCTGTTGCAAAGTTCGTAATCAGCTCCTTTGTTACTGAAAATTTTCCTTTGAACTTTGCATTTTCGTGGAGCATGTCATAGGCAACCTTGAAAGTGTCCTTGACCTGGTCTTCTGAATTGGCCACAATCTCAACATGATAATTTCTGACACCATACAGAGGTGTCTGCATAAAATTTGCCAAGGGAACAATGAAGCCGTCCTTTCCGTTTCCACGTCCTTCTTTGATGAAAAACTTTGGGAATACCGGAATATCGTCTTTTTTGTACATGAATACAAACGCGTATATGAACTTCTGGTATGGAAAAAGCTCATAATAATTTACTTTGCAGTATTCGAGACAATTCTCATAGGTCTCTTTATCGAAAAAAATATCATTTCGCTTAAGTAATGGCTTTACAATGTTCTTGATAAGTTGTTTTCGCTTTTTGTTTATCCACTTCGGATGTTCTTTGACATATTTGAGATAATCATCAATTTCCTTACAGATAACCATCTGTTGCTTTTTCCGGTTCAGGTACCGGATCCTTGAGTCTCAGATCAGCTAAAATCTTGAGCATAGTTGCTGTTGTTTTTTGCAGATTGACAACAGAATCATTTGTTTTCTCTACTACAACTCCGTTTCCATTAATGGTCTTGTATCTGAGCCCTTTTGACTTGATATCACTAATCAGCTTCTTTTTCAGTGACCAATAATATACATAATCGTCAATCATGTCTTTGTAAAACTCTGCATTCATTCCCCGAAGCTCCAACTGCTTGACCAGAGAATCTCTTATTTCCGTTTTTGTCAATCCGCTCACCTCCCTTTTTCTCAAAATATGTCTGTTTTTTGTGTATAATTTGCATATTTTTTAACGGTTTTCATTAAAAAAATAACTGTATTTTTGTGTTCTCCAAAAAAATTCTTCTTAAAGTAATTTTTGAAATTGGTACCCCTTGCCCTTTTCACGCGAGATTTCAAAATTTTTCCGGAGTCATGGGCCACACACAGGTTCGCCATTTAAGAAAATTTCGCAAAAATTGACCGGGGGGGTATTACCAACGCTCCCGGCTCACAAGTTTCTTTTTTCTTTTGAACTTGTGAGGCACTCTGCCATGTCTGATGTTGTGACAACGAACGCACAGGCTAATAAGATTGTCATTATCCAATGCAAGCTCCGGATGCTCCTTCAGTTCCTGTATGTGATGTACCTGATTCGCCCTTGCTATCTTCTTTTCTTTCTCCGGCAGCCATTTTCCTTCTGCCACAGCCTTTTGGATTCTTGCCCTGCAGTCCTGACACTCAAAGCGATCCCGCTTTAATATCTCTATTCTTTTAGTTTGCCATGCCTTACTGTCATAAAACTTCTTTGCTTCTGTATCTGTCATTATTCCAAAATAAAAAGGACCAGCCCTTTTGCCAATCCTTTATGCTTACACTATATCACACCTTAAACGGACAAAACGGACAACTTTATTTATTTTCTTTCTGAGACTGCTGCAGATATCTGTCATGTTGCTTGCGTGCACTGTCGGCTGTAATGCCTATCTTCTGTGCAACTGTGTTCCAAGAATAGCACCTGACATGACGATACAACATAATCTGTCGAATGACTGTGTCGTCTATTGATATAATCCACGAGATAATTCTGTCCTGCTGCTGATTGAGCTTTTTCTTTTTGACTTCAATCAGCTCTCTTACACTCACAGCCTTAATTGCCAAGTCTGCCATCGGGTCACTGCTTCCAGCGCCCGGAGTGAATGGCAAGCCTGTAATCTGCATTGCTTTTCCTTCTGCTTTGCTTTCAATCAGCTCCAGTTGTTCTTCCCACATCTTGATTTCTTTTTTGATATAATATACGCTTGTTAATTCTTTCTTCGTCATTTGTCACTCCTCAATTCCGAACCATGCGAGCATAGATATAAAATGCTGCATTGATACCGTTGTACTTGACCTCCGCATCCAGGAACTTGTAGCCCGGATATGCTTTAGTGAGTTCTGTCTCTAATACTGTGTGGTCTTTGGCCATCCTCTCAACACGGCGCTTCTTGAACTTGCTATAGCTCTTTGTCGGCTCCGGTGGCTTCTTTAGGTTTCTTGAGCTCACCCACCGCTTAGTACCGTGTGGATTTCTTGATATATATTCTCCTAAACCTGTGATGAGAAAATCATCATCAGGTGATATTCTTCGTGTATTTGGTCTGTCGCATTTCTTCCAGAGCGATTCCAGCTCGTCTCTGTCCATGCCGTCTCCGGTCATGAGAATGTGGAAATGCGGTCTCACATACCCATCAAATGCGAGCACGTATATGTACTTGATGTTTCCAAGTCCTTTTCTTTTTCTCCGGTAATTTATCTTAGCGATAAAATTCTTGATATCTTTTCTTGCTCTCTCTTCATCTGCCGGGAGCTTGTCATCATTCCACCCAAACGTGCACCACAAGTCGCCTTTACCGAAGTTGATGTTTGCAAGCCTTATCAGATACCGCCTTGCATTTTTATCATTCAGGTTTCTTTGGGCTTTGCTTGATGGCTTCTTCTTGGTCTTTGGCATGTCACTGAGTCTTGGATAGCTCGGGTATATCTGAGCTTCAAGAAGAGTGGTCTGTGACTTTATGTTGGTGCACTTCGTGGTGGCTGTTCTGTACAGGCAGTTTACCTTGCCCTCTTTGAGAAGCTTCTCAAGCCTCTCCTCCTCGGTGTCATCTATGTATTTTTTAAAAGCCTCTTCGTAGTCGTAGCTGTCGTATCTTCTCATACTGTGTACTCTTAAATATAAAAATCCCTCATATGTTAATACCCATTACAAGGACGATAAAGAATTTTTATCTACTATATTATGGGTTTACTGCTGCCTCTGTGCCGCTCTCATCTTTCTGTTATATTCGGCCTGATACAGCAGCTTTTTGTCTGTTGTCAGAACGACTCGTTTAAGAGTTGTCTCATACTTTTTTAATTTTTCGCACGTCTGTTCCCATTCTTTCCATGTTTCTTTTTTCACGCTATCTTTTTTCATGATTTTTCCTTTCCTCTATATATGTAGAGACACAGCCTGCTTGTGCAAGCTGTGTATACATGTCTTATAGTATTTACAGGCCGGTGTGCAGTCGATAGAATCAAATTCACACTTTTTGGGTTTTATTGGTTTCAAGTCACTCAATATTCTGCTTTTCAACTGCTGCCTCCTTCGGCTCATATCCCATGCACTTTATCGGTCGGCTTGGTTTGCCGCATTTCTCATAATATTTACAATTCTGACATTCATTTCTGTTCATTGTGTTTCGTCCTATTTGGTTTTGTACTGATGCAAGCGATATATATCTAATTTTGTCCATCTTGGTGGGTTCAGTTCTTCCGAATACCAGTCAATCATATTGGGGTAGTTTCTTTTGCTCCAGTTCTTGTACCATTTGTAAAGCGCGTACCATGCCATGCTACTTTTCCTTTTCTTTCTGAAGCTTATCGTATTCCCTAAGCAATAACAGCCCTATTACAAACTCTGTTGTTCCAATCATAGTGAACGTTAAGAGCATCCCATATACTATTAAATCTATTCCTGACATATTATTCTCCTATTCTGCTTCTGACCGAAGCCATTCTTCCCACTTGCTGTGTTCTTCTTTGCTCGGAAATTCATGTTCCATCCGCTGATAATCTGATTCTACTCTGCAAAGAAACTCTGCTAACTCTTCATCCGGCATATTCCTTATCCTGTCGGCATTGGTCTGTCTCTTTTTCACATTTGATATTCCTGCCAGATAGTCAATGCTAACGTCTAGTGCTCGTGCTATGCTAACTAATATATCGCCTCTAGGTATTCTTTTGCGTCTGATGTAACAAGACATAGCTGATTTGGTAATACCAACTTTGCTTGCTAATTTTGTTTGTGTAAGTCCTTTTTCTTTTCTCACTTGTTCTAATCGAGATACGAAAATCTCTGTTGTTTCATTCATCTTAATGCCCTCCACGCATCAGTAGATTTATTTATATTCCACCCATGAGGCTCTTTTTCATTTACCAGGCACAAAATCTTTTCGCTTTCAATTTTCCCAAAAGGACAAGTTGGGCAATTGTTATCCTCGCACACTGTCTTAATGATTTTTAGCGCAGTCAGAATACTTTTTGCCTCGACCACTACTCCGTCAACTTCTTTTTTCATTCTTTCCACCTCTCAATTTATATGGTTTGTATTCACATTTTTCATTTCTTTTCCTGCAATAAACATAATCGTCATCATTTTTCGTATAACAGTGTTGACAAGTTCTGCATTTTTCGAAGAAATTTTCATCTTCCATTTATTCTCCTTTCCATAATTGTTATCTTGTTACGATAAATGTATTTATTAAGTCGTATGGGATATTGTATTCTCCGCTTTCAACTCCAAATCTGACATAATATGTAAGCAATCCATTTTTCTTTTCATAATAATCACAGTAATGTTCTTCTGTTCTTCCATCACGAAAGAAAATTTTAATCATATAACCACTTGTCATGTCATCCTCCTGAGGTAAAGGGAGCTGGGTAAGAGCTCCCTTGTGTATAAATGGCTTACAAATCAGTTCTCGTGATATAAATTAATTCGCATGCCCGGTTTCTTTCGCACTTCTGCAGGTGTTTCAACCTATAGTTCGTAGTGAGGCGTCTCTACCCAGTAGAAATCTACTCCCGAGAGGAGCCTTAAGACCTCAAGCTCCGGCTTGTAGGCGGGACTCGTGAAGCATATCCCGACTGCCATCTCGTCATTACATGACACGAGCCAGTCTCCGTGCACTGCGAAGGTGCTTGGTGGATTTTCGTCATCGCGGCACTTATATGGGTTGACCATGGCCAAGCGCGCGTCGTTGATGAGGCGTGCTCCGCCCGGTGTCTTTACTACCGTCATCATATTATCGTTCTGCATGATCTTAATCGGTGAGATTAGTGCTTCCTTTGTATCCTCCGCCATGTCCCACAGGAGTGGTTTTCTTTCCGTTTCAAACTGTGGGTCGTGTCCTTTCTGGTATGTCATGAACTCGCCCTTTTCCGGTGCAAGACCGCATGTCTTGATTACGGTACCTAAAAATTCCTTTGTGATTTTTGTGTTGTCGGCTTCTATTATCCAGCCGGTACCGTTTAGGATGTACATGCCTTTCTCTGTGAGACCGAACTTGACGCCCCACGTTTTGTAATCAGTTTTTAAAATTTTTTCTAGTTTTGCGCAATCTATAAACATTCCTTCCCTCCTATTCCTGCGATATAAAACATGTCCTGATGCAGGATACATGTCTTGAGTCCGTGTCTCTTAACAACTGTGAAGTATTTCATTACAGCAACTATCTCAAGCGTTTCTTTGCCTGTAGGCTCATCATCCTCACGCCCGCGCTGATCTGCTCTTATTCTGCGATAATCTACGCTAACGGTTCTCTTGCCCTGCAGGTGGTCTATAACCTGCTGCCTTATCTGTTCAATAGACAGCCCTCCTATCGGTTCTCGTGCTGCTCTGTTGAGGTCCTGTGCGAATGCATTACTTTTACTCATTTTCTGCCTCCTAACTTTGTGCTTTTCCATATCTGTCAACCTCGTCTCTGAGCCATTGTCTGATTTTTTCCGGAAAAATTAAATCTGATGCCAATAAGTGGCCACTGTGATGCTCCTCTGCTATGTAATCAGCCAATTTCGCCACCGTAAGAGTGTTCATATATTCTCTTCTTGTCATGCATACTTCTATGGCTTCTGTCTCCGGCTTTTCGTTCTCTATCTTCGGCTCATTTTCCTCTATGCTTTGGGCTTCATTTTCTTTCTTTTCGATGCTCTCAGGCTCTGATTTTTCAAGGATTTCCGCGGATTTTTGCGCCGGCGCAATTTGCTCTCCAAGGCTCTTTTCTCCTGCCTGTTCCTCGGACCTGTCTGCAGGCTCTCTATTATCCTCTCTGCAGTCTGTATCTCTGTCGGTGGAATCATCCTTTTGCTCTTCTCCTGCTCCAGGAGCCGGCTCATTATCTGCCACGCTTCCCGATTCAGTCTCTTCGACCTCATCAGTGCCAGTTTCTCCAACTGCTGCATCGTCATCCTCTGACTCAGGAGTTTCTGCTGTAATATGCTCTCCTGTCGGCTCATTTTCCTGTACTTCATCTTCTCCTCCAAAATGGTTCTGCCACGTTCTAGTGCCTGCTGCATCCTCATCAAAGATAGAGCACATAAGCTTGTAAAATTCCCACCATGACATATTTTTTGGTGTGTCTCCAAACTTCTTGATTGTGACGCGATTCTCGTACATCATCATAAAGTAAAGACCTTTTTTGAATGAACGGTTTCCGGCCGGATTTACAATTTCTGCAAATCGGCTCATTGACTCCTCATCAAACTCGTTTGAGTACACCTCATTGAGAATATCCTTGTTCTCCTCGAAGAATTTCTCTATCAGCTGGCTAGTATCATCTGCCACGCCTGCTGCAGGCTCGGTCTTGTTGAATCTCTTTAGCTCTCTTATGTCCTCTCTTGATGCCTCAGGCTGTATCATCTGCCTGTCAGAGTCGGGGAGCTTGAGCATTTCCTCAAGCTGGCTTCTTCCAAGGTCCGTATACTCCGGCCTCAAGTGTTCCGAATATCCATCAATCGAGTATTCGCGGTTGATACTCATAAATCGGCTTGTTGTGGATGCCTCAAGCCCATACTCAGCCTTAGCAAATTCTGCTATACTCTTGTAGCCGTCATTCTCATAAAGCCTTTGGTCGTCAATCTGTCTGAGCGCATAGCCTATTCTCACGAAGCTCTGCTTCACTCCTATAAGCTCCTGCCTCAGTTTCTGTTTCATTTGTATCCAGTCATCTAGGGTCATCTGCACGTATTCCATATATCCTCCTATGCTGTATATGCTATAGCCATTACCGGCATATCTGCCGTAGTCGCTGCTGTCCTCAGTGTTCCTGTCACAAGCATTCGTATGTAAGCGTTGAGCCACTTCTGTATGTTCTCCTGGTCAGGCTTCTTATCGTGGGCTCCATACCATTGCAGTATGTTCGGCACCTCGGAATCAATCTCGACAGTGACATATTGCATATTTGGTGTGTCCTTGAACCTCAGAAAAAGTATGTACGTCTCTCCCCGATTGTGTTTTCCTAAGTAGTTATCTCCTCCGACACAATGATGAAGTACTCGTCCCTCTGTTACTATTTCCTCTGCTGACTTTGCCGGTCTGATGATGTATGTATCATCCTCGTAATAATATTTATTTCTCAGTTTCCTATAGTTGTGTCGAATGTTCGGGAAGCGCGCCGCAACATCCTTCAAATGCTTGTCCAGTTTTTCCTTATTGACCTCTTCCACCATCTTTTCATGAGCTTCATCCAGGTCATGTGGGAACTGATATACCGTGTTGGTCAGATCATAGCCTCTGTCTTCTCTCATGCTCAGGTAGTCAGCGTATGTAGAGGCCATGTGTCTGATTCTGTATACCGACTGACTGCAGCCTCCGTAATCACAGCATGCATATTTCTTTATGCGGTTTAATAATTTCTGCAATGTCATGTATTTCTCTGCGAGCACGACCTGTGTGTATGTGAGTCCGGTTTCTGCCAGCTGCTGCACCTGTTCATCTGTCCAGTTCTCCATGGCTCTCTTCTCCATCTGCAGAACCCTCAGCAGACTTATATCTCCTTTTTCCTTGATAAGCAGCTTAAGCTTTTCCTTTCTGATGCCGAGAAACTCATCCGGCCTTGTTGCTGTTTCGTCTTCGATGATTCCATACTGGCATTTGACAAGCCTCTCAGCCACTCCTATCAGGTGCATCTTCACAAGCATCTCAAGCTGAGGTGTGCGCATGTAGCACTCAAGGTACTCAACCGGATTGCATACGCTCATGAGGCTGTTTGCGTATTCCTTCATAGCACTGTATTGAAACATGGTTCCTGTCATCTCACCGTATGTCTCGGGAAGTATTGGCCCAGAATTGATTCTGATGCTTGATAAACCATACAAATTGCAGTCATCCCAAAAGTCTCTTCCTACATATGGATCATGCTTGTTGTAGTCAACCTGCACCTTTTTGCCGGGTTCGAAATATGCCCTTGCCAGTTCAACCCCCGACAGCTTTTCATATGCGTTGTACATTTCATTACCGTTTTCGCCAGCAATGAAGCCGAGCGTCCACTCTTTCTCTACTTGTATATACCTCATAACAAAGCCATTATCTTTGTATTTCTGTCCGAGAAACAGATACCGGGTTTTTCTGATGCTGCCTTTTACTTTTCCTTTGCACTTGTACTGTCCGCGTGCACCACACATAGGACATGTGCCGAAGCTGTTCTCTCGCGGCTCTTCTATGTTTCTCTCAAACTGGTCCTCGTATGCTCCACTGCTTTTCCATCTTGCAGTGGTCACACCGCCACACTTACTGCAGGCTATGTCAGCCCGGCTTCCATGCTTCTTGTAATATAGAAAGTGCTCATCATGGAAATACGCATGATCAGCTCTGTACAGTATTGCTTTTTCAGGTAGTGCCTTGGTGTTTGCCTGTCTGTCCTTCAGTGCTTCCTGGCGTCTCTTGCGCTCTCGCTCTACTCTGTTTATCCTTTCTGTTGATGTGATGTCGGCCTCGTATCTTGATATGTGCTCCCACCACCAAGAATCATCGAAAAGCTTGGTGCCGCAAAAGTTCTTTATCCTCTCAAGGTCTTCCGGGCTCTGCAGGATATTTTCATCTGTCAGGATTCCCCCGGTGTGTGTTTCCATCCATATAGGTCTGTAAGCCGAAACCTGCTGGCGTGTCCATACATGTTTGTCCGGCCAGTATGTGCCGAAATCCTTCTTGGTGAGTGTGATTCTCACCACAGGAATCTTCTTTGACTCCTTTTTATTTTCGTACACCTCAAGGAACAGGTGCCTTTGATGTCCTATGTTCTTGACTGCGGTAACACCAATGTACTTCACGGATTTTATTCTGCTTATTTTTTTGAGTCCTAGGTATGGTATTTTTTCTATTGTCTTTTCTTTCATCTGTAGTGCCTACTTTCCCATGTAGTAGTCAGTGATTATCTTCTTGGCTCTTGCCATGCCCGGGATACCGAGCGTGACTTTGCTCGCCGATACGCCTGCTGCCTTGATGATATCCTTGTCCACCGTCTGCTGATTCTTGAAGGACCACATCAGGATGGCGGCTATACAGCCCTTCAATGTTTTGCCTTTCTTTCTGACATTGTGAGCCAGGAGCTCATTCTCCATGCATTGTCCTCTTAGGTACTCCACCCAGTCCTCCATGATTTCCTTTGGCTTAAGCTCTGCTGCCTCGACATCAATCTTGCCGAGTGCCGCCGTGAGCTTATCGCACAGCTCCGGGATTTCTCCGTTGGCGTACAGGTCCACGAAGTCAGCCTGTATTCCATTTTCTTTTGCCACTACCTTGAGGGATTCTATGTCACCCTCGTTAAGCAGGTTTTCTGCAAGCTCATTTATCTCACTAAACGAATCAAATTCTCCAAACTTATCAAACATATGGTTTCTCCTTTAAAAAACTCCATTTATCGTATTTTCGCTCTGCATCCGTAAAATCCGGATAAAACTCATCCAGATATGCTCTGAACATGCCGAGCATCTCTTTTCTATTTCCACTGTTGCCGTTGTCCAGCATATGATGGTGGTACCGGCATCCGACTGCTCCGTTCTGTCTGATGCCAAGTCCCATTGAAGAGCGTGGTATGTAGTGCATTATGTCCATTATGCTTCTCGAAAGGACTTCTGCCGGCGGCATCTTATAGCCTATCTGACAGAATATGCATTTGTAATTGTCGCGCTCCATGATGGCAGTGCGCTCTATTTGTGAAAATTCAAGATATTTTGTATATTTAGGCATATGTATTTTTTCTCTTTTTGTGTTATAATATTTTTATGGTTTTTTCTTTTTATTGTTATTTTTTCACGCAGAGTCCGGTCAGGAAATTAAATTTTCCCGACCGGTCTTTTTTATGCCTCAATCTGCATGACATATGGTGTGTCGTTCTCCATACGCTCATCTACGTCCTGAAGCATGATATCTGTCAGCTCCTTCAATGCCTCGAACATGCTGTCGGTGATGAGTCTCTTATCGTGTCTTTCCTTCACTACTCCGATTATGTAGCCGGCTGTGAGTGCAGCTTCCTTTACATCTGCGCTCTCCTCAATCTTTCCGATCATGCCGATGCACTTCTTAAATTCCCTGTACTGTTTCATTCCTGCTGTGTGTTTTTTTAATAATTTCATGGTTTTTCTCCTTTGCTGTTAATATACCCAAACCCTCATTCCGAGTCTTGGCTTGTCAATTGTCTCAATAAATTTCACTATGAGTGAATCGAAGTCCTCTATCTTATCATGTGCTCTGACTCTTATACCCTCGTACAAGAGCTCGGCATCCTCGTTCGTGGATCTGTACACCTCCATGTAAGATGCCGGGCCTATTCTGCTTGTTACCTCTTTTAGTTTGAAATCCGCTCTTTCCATCTTTATTACCTTCCTTTCGCCGGAAATCTTTTTGCTAAGTCTCTTGTTGCCATCTGAAATGCCTGCTCTCTCTCGTCTCCTGTGGCTCTGATTATTTCCCGGCCATTCTGCAAAATCCTGATTGTATGCTCACCAGGTTTTTCTTTGAGCGCCATTGAGAGATGGTGCCGTTTCTGTCTGGGATTGAATGTCTCATAGAAGAGGTCTATCATTGTCTTCATACAGTTTTCCTTTCCGTGCTCCTTATTGGTTCAAAATTACAATCACTGATATGATGATTGATGCTATTGACGGCAGAAGAGAAATCCACCAGTATTTTTCTTCTGTCTTTTCTTTTTCGTAATCTGTCATTTCGTTCCTCTCCCCGGGCTTGCCGGAACACCGCACGAAATGGATTCATTGTTCACAAGAGGATTTGCTGTATATATGGGTAGTTTTGCGGTGCTCCGGTAAGCCCGGATATATTTTTTATTGATTCAGAATGCACTTCACTTCTGCCTTGAGCTCAATGAGGCTTGCGAAGTACGCTGCTTCTGTGAGGATTTTTTCTCTCTTGAGTTTCTGATACTGTTCCTCATTCCAGTCATCTCTCGTGTTAGTACAGAAGCTGTTGTATTCTTCCTCTTTTCTGCAGTTTGTCTCATCTGCTTTATCTATTTTCTTGAGGATTTTCTCAAGTTTGAGTGATTCTTCCTTTGTCATGGTTTTTCCTTTCTTATTCATTAAATCTCGCTTGCTTTTCTCTCTCATCTAGCCTTATACTCTATTTACAGGATTTGATAATGTCCAAGTATTATGAAAGGAGGTTTGACTAATGAGTAAATTCGAATATTCCCTGTCTGATTCAGATATACAAGCAATTACTTTTGCGCTTGAA